GTCACCGTCTCCCTCACCACCGTCTCCCTCACCACCGTCTCCCTCGCCTTCGCCGCTGTCGGAGCCATCGCCCTCGCTTGCGTCCTCATCAGGCTGCTTGTCATCGTCTCCTTCGCCTTCGCCGCTGCCGGAACCTTCGCCCTCACCAGTGTCATCGTCCTCATTGGACTGCTGTTGCTGGGGAGTGTCAGGCTGCTGGTTCTTCTCTAGCAATCTCACGATCTGGTGGACTGTCATGCCGCTGTACTGATCATCGATCAACGCGCCATCAGGCAATGACAGCCGTGCCTCGCGAACGATCAGGTTGATGGCATAGTCGGCGGCGATGTTCCAAGTCGTCGGGTCGATGTTCCCACGACGCAGATGATGGCCTAGCGAAACGTGCAAGCCCTCATGGAATAGCACCGCCAGCAAGTCGTTATCGGTTGAGCGTTGCACAAAGGCGCGGTTGAAGTAGATGGCTTTGCCATCAGTTGCCATCGTGTCAGTGGCATTGGTCTCCACAAACGGCAGACCAAAAACAATCGCCGCATAGCCGGGTGCGCGACTGCCCAGACGTGATCGAGCTTTCATCAAGCGGCCAAGCTCCAAGTTCTGAGTTGATATATATGTCATTTTGTCACCTCATAATTTAATTATTGTTCAGTCAATTTTCAGTCAATTGATGCTTCGCATCCAAGAGAACACCGGGATCGATGCTCTCATGGATACGGCGGGTCACCTCCCGCCGCATCGTTATCACCTCCCTCCTAGTCAAACAGGTTGGATATATTATCCGCAACTGCCCTTGCCTTGGCAGCAACTTCCTTACGATCCCCATCGTCTTCGCGTAACTCCTTGGCAGACTTGTTGCCAACAGCATCAACTAGGTCGGTTCGCACTTTGTCTAGGTGCGGGTCATTGTTGATGTTGAGGGCAGGGATCACCGAGATCAGGTCTCGGACTTTGTCAACCGTGCTATCCCGAAACGGTGAATTGCCCTTCTTATCAGGATCGTAATTCTCCAGAGATTCAGCCAAGTGGGTAGCCACGTCGATCACTGTCTTGACTGTGTGATCGGCAACTTCCTTCAGTTTCTTCGTTGACCTGCTCTCAATGGTCGCCTTCATCGCATCGACAAACTCTCTTGATGCCTCGATGCGGATGTCTCCAGAGTCGGGGATGATTGACCGATCAATTTTAAAAGTGAAGCGGCCAATCAACTCGTCGATAGAGCCGTAGTTATTCTCGTCGAACAACTTCGGGTTCTCTGACCTCGCAGTCTCAATCGCGGTCGGAAGAACAGCCCGAAGCTCTTCCACTGCATCAGAAAATGCGCTCTGAAAGGCACCCAAGTTTCGGGTCACTTGCTCATTGAGGATGTTGGGCAAAATGTACTGGCCCTTACCGTCCCATGCAGGCAAGCCGCCGGGGATGGTCTTACCGTCATTCATGCCGGGACTTTTACCCGCGAGGTAATTCCGAGCCTGAGACAGGATTCGTCTAGCCTTCTTCAAGACCTCTGGATCGACAAGGCGTGTCGATGCCATCACCCACTTTCCAGTGGTATCGAACAGGTCAGCAGCACCATCAGTTGCTGTACGGTCTTGCGTCACCGCTCTCCAGACCGATCCCTCGATCCAGATCAACGTGGCCTTTTCGTTCAATGCAGTCATGTGTCACCTCAAATTTTTGATTGGTTAATATTTGATGCTTGCGCATCCAAGAAGGCACCCGCATGGATGCCCTCATGGATACGCCGGGGTTGCCCCCGGCGCACCACCTAGAAGTTCAATTGCACCTCTAGGATCGTATGTCTGCCCAGCGTAGGCAGAAGTCACGGTAGGTCGCCGTCTCAGCAACCAGCGGCGTGCGCCGTTTGATCGCCTCGACGACAAACACTGCGATCTCGGGCGAAGAAAACCCACCCTCGCCAATCCGCTCGACATAGCGAACGACATTGTCAAAGTTGTCCACGTTGGCACGGCGGATCAGCAACGATGCCGCCGCGAACTGATGGCCCACCTCTTGAGGAATGTCCGCACCGTCAGGGTTGGTCAACGCTTCCTCGACGTTGATGGACCGGGCGGCGTGGACTAGAGCAATATACGACCTCGCGCACTCCTCGCCGACCGCGCCAGTGTAAAGCTGCATCTCCAGATCACCAGCAGGGCATTGTCCGACCAAGTCTGACAGGAAAACGAGAGTACGAGGCGTTGGGCCAGTCGGCACCTCTGTCTTCTGAGATGCGTCCAACTTGAAGAGATACTCTGGTTGCTGTCTGATGAAGGAGACGACTGTCGGGTCAACATTGTTCTCGTTGGCCCAGTTTATCCAGTCATCGACGCTAGGCTCCAGCACTGTATGGATCACCCGACTGCCCGTTTGAGTACCCATGCCGTGGCTGTTCGCCCGATCCGACTGGCGGTTACCTGCCAGCACGATCAGCACCAGACCCAGCTTGCACTCAGGGTCAGCCTTGTGATGGCCGGGCAGCACATAATCACCAACCCGGCCCTCATCGAAGAGCCTCTGCATGACGGTCTGCTTCTCTCGTCCGGCTTGGGTGAACTCGTCAAGGAACAGGATGCCCCAGACCTTGCCGCTGGCACCGACACCGGGCCAGATGTCCGGCGAGGCGCGGTGCTGAATGCCGTCCTGCACGTAGGGAAGGCCAGCGTAGTCGAGCAGGTCGTAGTCACCTGCACGGCGCTCCCAGACCTCAGCGTCTCCCGTCTCGAACTTGATGCCACGCTTCTTGGCAATCGACGTGGCGATCTCCAAAAACCGACCGATCAGATCGTTGTTTATGATGTGGGATTTGCCTACACCCGGTGCGCTCCAGACCATTGGGACGAGGCCAGCGGACAAGATCGCCGAGACGCATCCGGCCAACTGGCCGGGCGTAACATGATTAACAGAAGTCATAGGTCACCTCAATTTAAATTCAATGGTAGCTGCCATCGTCAGACCATCGCCACTACGCGATGATGACGCAGAAGTTCAATTGAACATCTGCGTTTCGGCTGGTTGTCGTCGAATGGGATCAGCCATCGACTTACTGTTGGCTTGATGCCCACCCGATGCCATCAGATGGGCTGTCAGTGCTGACAGTCGTTGAGCCTCTCCCACTCGCTCTATGCTCTCGCTCGATCTTCGGCGTCGATCAAGTCTGAGAGTGAGACGTGACAGATGAGCCCTTCGCGGAAATCACCATGACTGTCAGCAAAACTTGCGCTGATACCAGCACCGCCAAGGTGATTAATGCCCTTTCTTCCACCGCTACTGAGCCAGTAATAGGCAGCGTCAGCCGCCTTGATCCTCGCCAGCCACGGTGGTGCGCTATAAACACCATTCACCTCGCTCAGTTGACTGAGAGGGAAGTAGGTGTCTCTCTTCGCGCATTGATCTGTGGCCTCAAGGTCAACGCTGACCTCGATGACCACACACTTTCCACCAGAGTGCTTGTATCCTCTCCCGACGATAACAGGAGCGTTTTTCTTTGCCGCCCAAGCTGCTTTTTCAGCGTCAAGCTCCGCCTTTCTCTCCACCGACACGTCACTGACATAGTCAACGTGCTTGGGGTTAAGGAACACAGGCTTGTCCTGTCCTTCGACAAAGGACATCGCATAGGGACCGTGCTGGCCTTCCTTGATGATCCGCACCTCAACCTCAGTTCCCTTCGGTAACTTGCGCTGCCGTGCGTTGTTCACGACACCAACAAAAGGAGTCGCTTGTGTAAATTCAACCATGATCTCACCTCTTTCAATTTCAAATTTTGATATGCACCTCAACCTTAGCTCCCTTCGGGAGTGCTGGGAGAAGCACATCCCTCGTAAAGGATTTCAGCAACTTCGCTATTTCCTTCGGGACCGGGCGTCCAGCCCAGTCTAGGGGAGCTTCGAGCGTGACTCTCTCTCCATCCCCGATTGTCGTCTCTACAGAGACGAGCGTTGAGTTTGGCGAAGGTTCGTCGGCGGAGTGGAATCTTTGAATCATCTTAGTCATGCCGTCACTCCATAATTGGCGATGCTCTCGAATAGGGCGGATAGGGCAGCGGCGCTGCCCTCACCCGGCTCGACCTCGTTGTGGTCGGCGTCCTCGCACTGGTAGTCAACGAGGTCGCCGTCGTTGACCGCCACGACGATGAAGTCCACCGCATCAGCGATGCCGTGGCAGGGCCATGCCGCCTTGAAGTCGGCAATGGTCTCGTTCTTGATCTCAATGATTTGGATCATAGTGTCACCTCAATTGTTTGTGTTTCGATGTCGGCTAGCTGCCGTCGATAGACTGGGCCGAAGCCCAGCCCATCAAGAGAGGCTAGCTGTAGAAGTTCAATTGCACCTCTAGAGGTAGAAGAATTTGATGAAGGTGGAGATAGTGAGGGGAGCGCTTACTATTGCCGAGAAGGCGATGAAGAAGCCCCATGTCGCGGTGAAGCTCGCGATAGGGGCGTAAACTAGCCAAAAGAAATAATGGAACATTTTTTTCTCCTATGTAGGTTCAATTGAACATCTAGCAGACGGTTACTTCGACGCCGATAATGGCAGCGGCGTCGATCAGAGCTTGCACCGCATCGTCGTCGGCGTCGGTCAAGGCCTGCGCCTTGGCAGCAAGCTCCTCAGCAGCAGTCAGCACCGGCTTCGGGCAGACGATGTTGACCAAGTCTTGCTCGGTCTTGACATCGTTGTCAGCGAAGGCTTGCAGGATGGCGTCGGCGTCAGAGCCTGCCGCCTTGACCCATGCGAGGGCCTTGGCCTTCTGACCGTTTTCCAAGTAGCGTTTGGCACATGCCTTGGAGACGCCGCATTCGATCAGCGAAGCCTTGATCTCACCGGCTTGCTTGGTGCCTTTCCTCACCTTGTGGGTGATCAGCCCGGCAATCAGATGGGCGTAGGCGTTGATCTTCGCGCCGTTCTTCTTGGCGGTGAGTTCTTTGATGTCGGAGACGCTGGAGGCTGCATCGGCCTCGTAGCCAGCTACGATGGCGGTGAAGTCGGATACGTTGGAAACGATTTTGAGTTTGGTCATTTAGGTCACCTCATTTTGTTTTTGTGTTTCGACCCTGCTAGGTCATCGTCAGTAGTGCTGAACGACCCAGCCATCGGCTGGTCATCAGGGGCGCAGCATCAGCGCCCGACACGATCAACCCAGAGGGCGACCGTCTTAGGTCGATTTGTCACAGGGAGTTTATCTCACCTCACTTGTCTGCGCCTTGGCTTCCCGACTGACGGGTTTGATCACCACTGTTGTCCTGCATCTGCGCTTGACTGGCGGGGGTCAGAGAGGCTGTTTCCAGCTTCGCCCCGCCAATGGCTACTCATTCGGGCAGCGGGTTCGCTTTGTTTGTCAACGGCTAGCGTGGCCGGTCTCAATAACCAGATTTGAATATAGGTGAACAGCAACATTAATGCAACCCCTCTAACACAAATAATTCCACTGCCGCCCATTGAGTGGGACGAGACCCGCTGTGGCCTTGAGTTTGAGCGCCTGATAAAATGATAAATATTTCTCAGCCAATGGATGATTCGACATGAATGACGATGACGATTCAAAGAAAAATGACATGCCGAAGTTGACGGTAATTGATGGCGGTGCAGGAGACGATCAGCCCACGGCCAAGCCGAAGGGCAACGCCAAGCGGCGGAAGCTCACGGCCAAGCAGGAGCGCTTCCTGAGTGAGATGATTCGGGGGGCAACGCAAGCGGACGCCTATCGGGCAGCGTACAACGCCAAGGGGATGAAGCCATCGGCCATCTACACAGAGGCTGGCAGGGTGATGGCCAACCCTGAGGTATCCCGCAGGTTTCATGCCCATCAAGCCAGTGTGGAGCGGTCTGCGGCATCCTCAGCCCTCTCTCGAAGGCGCTTCGTTCTGGAGAGGTTGGAGCGCGAGGCGACAGAGGCGGCATCAGACAGTGCGAGGGTCGCGGCGCTGATCGCGCTAGGCAAGACGCAAGGGGTCGATCTCTTCACTGATCGGGTTGAGCAGGTGAACGATCAGTCGCCTGACCAGATTCGCGAAGAGCTTGAGCAACGGTTAACCGCGCTGCTTGGAAATTCTGCACGATGAAAGTTCAAAAGTTCAATTGAACTTCTGCGACTCCGAAAATAAAATCATCATGCCGATTGGCGTTGGGCGGGTCCACTTCTGGCTGGGGGCCGGACCTACCCCCCCCCACCCCCCCTATGGGCTGAGAGTTACCCTCCC